ACACTGGAAACGGTAGCCGTTCTGCCTGCGTTTGACGCCAATACGAAGACATTGCCAAGGTAATCCTTGGCGTACATCTTTTTATCACGGATATTGAGTGCCAACTCCCCGTCAACCAAATTACCGGCTGACGGTTGGGCACTAGCTGTCGTGCTGTAGTAAATCTGAATCGGGGTGTAACCGGACTGCGCCATGATTTCCCTCTTTAATTGCCATACAACCCACCATACGGAATTGTAGGCCCATCCAAATCTGTAAGAGGCAGATCAGGCCGGGGAAACCGAATCGTAATCCTCTCGGTCTTTCTTGCAGGAAGCCTGTACGGGTCGAATTCGTCAGCACAACCTTGATCACATACTTGCAATCCGGGGAAATTAGGATCAGCCCTCAACGAGGCATGAGCGCGTTTCATCTTGCAGCGGTCGCATACCGCAATCGCAATATCCGAAAGCCCAGTAGTGTCAAGAAATATCGGCATGATTATCTCGTATACGGGGCAATATTCGCCGCAAAGTAGATCGGGCCTCGATCCCGTTCTTCCTGCTCGACGATGTTCAGATATTTCTCGGCTTGACCCTCAAGGTACTGAATCCTTGCCATATCAATGCCGGGAAGCTCTAGCGCCATCTGGTGAGCCAGCAGATTCTGAATCGCAAGATACCACCGCTGCGGGATTTCTAGCTCACCGTACAGTTCGCCTACATCCATTACCTGCCGTGAATACCAAATCGTCATCTGAACGAACGGATCAGACGGCACAGGCCACAAGTAGATTTTAGGCTGCGGGATATTACGATCAAACCAAAACTGGAACGGCTGATTCGCAGTGAAATTCTTGTTTGGCAGGTTCGTGTAATCATCACGATTCAAACGAGCCATCGTGATTTCGGTCGAATTGTTGCCGAAATACAATTCACGAACGCTCAACGTACCGCCGCCAGTCTCCCGCATCCGATAAAACTGCGCCGTTACCCCCGGATTGATGTCGTACCACAACCAAGTTCCATCAACCCACGAAATAACACCCGGAGCATCAAGTTCCGTCCAAGTAATCCCATCATTCGACCATTCAAAGACAATATTGAACGATCCGCTGACCCCCGGCAGTACGCCTATTGAACCAACATATACAGGATTGTCAGTGCCATAATCGACAGAAATATTCCCATTTGCGGAAGTCTGCGTACAAATCGTATCAATGTCGCTGTCAAAAGCGTTATTAACAACGCCACCAGCACTAGAAGCATATCCACCAGAACTATTCGGTGTAGGACGGCTCATACGCCGATATAAGGCGTTCAGAACGTCGTTTGAGCCTACAGGAAGCTCATAGATGTAATTGTCTGCCTGAAGCCCGAAAACCTTCTTGTCAATGGCCCAATACTGGATGCCAATGTTGATCAGGTTTGAAAGCACATAGAACAGGCAACGCTTGGCAGATTGAAGCTGCTCCGAAGTCAATTCCTCGGCAAGCTTTCCAGCCCGACGCGCACCGCTGTCAATCAGGTCTTGAACAGTAACAACGGTCGTTCCAACTGTGCCTGAATAAGCCATCTACCACCCCGGACAATTCCACCGTTTCATTGAAGCTCGCGCTCTGCTTCCACGCTCACTTTTCTCTGCAACCGGCCCCATCCTCGCACAAAACGAATCCCTGCGCTTGCCACCTTCAGGTTGCGGAGCCTTCAGATTTGAACCAGTTTCCCGGTTGTATTTGGCCCTGCCCTTAGCCGTCAATCCTGCGCCTTGATCAGCCGGAAGCTTCTCACCCCTACCAATCGCAAGGCTAGGCCCGCCATCCTTCATTTTGGCGGTTTTGGCTGACTCTCGGAAGGCTTCAGCAGTTGGCGCACCTTTGCTGCCAACTCGTCGCATTTTCTCACCAGAGCCTTCAGCAATCCGCTCTCGCTTGGCGTGGATGTTTGCGTACAGTCCACCTTCGGCTTTTCGTTCTGGGAGCTTTCCATACGCCTTCCCCTTCACGTTTGAATGCGTGTATTCCGCTGCCTTGTCCGAACTCATGCCAAACTTCTTGGCAACCTTCGGATCATGCTCCATCGCCTTCATCAGACGAAATTGAGCTTTTGATTTGGCAGGCATTATGACACCTGATTCACTGTCAGAATCAACGCAGGGGAAGCAGGATAGGCAGGGCTTACGCTTGCAGGGTACGTCACAATTGAACCATGACCATCATTGGTCAGCCAATTCATCGTAACTTTGTTTGATGACGTCAACGTCAAGAAAATGTTTGCCGCCATGATCGTCGAGGCAGGCGTATTACTGTTTATTCGGCCCGCAATCGTCGCCCAACTTGCAGATAAAGGAACATCTACCCCATCAACCGCAAACCAAATAGCCAGCAAAGTTTGACCTGTGGCTGAATTGTTCAACTGTGCGCTGAAAGCAAAGTTGTACGTCCCGCCAACAGCAACAGAAATTTCTTGCGTTGATGTATTCAGCGTAACGCCGTTGCTTAAGCTCGTTGAGTTAATTTGCAACAGAGTCGGCGTGTTAATCCCTGCGGTTTGTGCGCCGTTAACCGCAACACCAATTGCATGAGAAGTATTGGGAGAACCCGCCGCGCCTCGCGTACAGCCCGTAAATGAAGTTGCAGTGATCCCCGTATAGGTGATCAACTCCGCGCCGATGATAATTGAGCCTGCGTTTGAGAACCCAACCGTCGAAACAACATTGATGGTCGTGGCGTTTTGACCTACAAGCTGACTTACCGTCGTGCTGTAGTCGAAGTAAAACGCGCCAAATTGCGTGTTGATGTCCGAAGGCGACAATGCTTTCCAGATCGGCGCAGCAGACGCAGCACCCGTCCCGGTTTGCGTCAGGAACTTCTGGGTCGTCGTGGTATTGCCTGCAAGCTTGGCAAGCGTATTCGATGCCGACGCATACACCGTATCGCCCAGCACATAGGACGTTAGTCCTGTGCCGCCATGCGTTTCCCCAAGCGGATCGTTTTGGGTTGCAATCGACCCAAGACCCAGCGTTGCACGAAATGCCGCAGGATTTACTTCAATCGTTTCTTCGACAATGTTGTAAACAGTCTGCTGCTTGTTGGCGGCAGATTGAACAAGAGGAACGATCTCTGTGCCTGTCAGCGTTGCCGCTGTTGGCATAGCCGAGATTTTGGTATCAGCCATCAGTCACTCTCCAGTTCAATCTTGGTTGAATCTTCTTGCAGGATGTACCCGGAAGATTCCATCAAAATATAATACTTGGCAGGAGGGGGAGGAACTGCAATGTGGTACAAATCAACCACACCGCCATCCCCAACATCATTACCAAAAGTGTAATCGTCAGGAACATTATTGGCAGATGTTTGCAGAGCGAATCCATCAGTCGTGTTCGCCTGATTAGCAACGCCAGTGTATCCGACGTAAGGCATTACGCAATCCCAGCTTGAACCAGATTCAGCGTTGCCGTACCGCCACCCGAATTAACCGTAAGACGCACCGCAGTCACAGGAAACGCATAGTTTCCGTCCTGATTTGTGCTTTTTGAATAAATGGTCGGATGATCAAACCAAGTCGTAAACCCGACCGCAGGATCATCAAAACTGTGCTGAACGGTGTAATTCACCGTATCTTCAACCGTGACGCCAAAACCGACGTTAAAAGGCGTCGTATTGGTATTCATCACAATTGCGGAAGTTGACCCAGAGCCAGTCTGGGAAACGATTTGAACTTTCATGGCACCACCTAAATAAAAGCAGGGGCCGAAGCCCCCGCCTTGTTCAGCACGTTACTGCGCCACCACGTTTCTTGGCAGGGGCAACCGTAACCGATTCTTTAGTCCGAGTCACAGCTTCACCAGTATTCTTGGCGTCGCTGGGAGTAAACAGACCCTTCACCCCTTGATAAATCTTCTTGGGGATGTTCATAATCGCTTCACGGTCGGCAATGTTTTCCGCAGTCATGTTCTTATAGAACTCGTCATACGGATCGCCGCCCTTCTTCATCTTCATGTCGCTGTATTTGCTGTATTTCTCGTTCGTGTCAGCTTTTGCAGCTTTCACGTTCGACGCATTCTCAGCTTCATAATTGGCGTTCAGTTTACGTTCAGCAGGCGTCATCTTTTCGACTTGCCCACCTTTCTTGAACGTCCCAGACAACCGATTGATGCTTACCGGGGTCGAGGGACTTTTGCGGCCTTGAGGCATTGCTACAGGGGCACCGCTTTTATTAACACTCCCCCCCGTAGCGAAAGCTTTTTTTGCGGAACCACCTTTTTTGTAGCCGCCGCCATTAGCTTTTGCCACGCCGCCAGTCGCATAGCCACCACCATTCCCAAGCTTCACATCACCCGTTTTTGCGGGGCTGTGATCGGGTTTGGTTGTAACCATCTTCGTGGAGGTTTTCGCCTGACCTTCGCTGCTGATGATGCCACCAGCTTTGAAGCCGCCTTGACCATTCACCACGCCACCAGTCTTCAGACC